TATCCCTGAGCCTTCTCCATATCTCGATCTATTCGGATAAGTACCCTACCCAATTGATCGTAGTTGCGTATCAGTCTTGCCTGTAGCTCACCCTCCTCTTTCTCAAGCTTGAACAGCCTGCTCTGCTGAAACTCCATTGCGGCCGCAAGGCGTCGAATACGCACCTGATCCAGATGCGCTTCGACTTCCTCGCGAGTGTGATCGTCAAATGACGGACTGAGGATCAACGGCATTACAGCCCTGTTCCTTTCTCGATCACAGTCACACGACGTACCTGCGTCTTACCCGGACGCTTGGCCTCTTCGACCAATTGGCGAGTGATTGCCTCGGGTATCTTGTAATCCTTGTTCAGCCTCTTCGCGAGCCATTCAAGATTGAACTCTCTGCGTGGTACGGACACGTTGACTTGCACGCTGACCTTACCGGCTTCGCCCAGTACATAGTTCCCCGGTGTGGTCAATGCCTTGGGGTCATCAATAGCCTCTTCCGACACCAGACGAGTAATCAATGTCTCATACCGTTTGGCCGCGAACTGCTCGACCTTCTTCCACATGAGAAGCATCGAGAACTCACGACCGACATTGGACCGTTCAGGGAACCTCAGTCGGTTGGGCATCTGCTCGATATCAGCATACACCTGTGCTTGGAAACTCAGTTCAGTTGTATCAGTCATTAGTCTCTCCTGTTTTCGTGTGACTCACACGGTTCTCTCTTCGCTCTTTCTCCCCGTACTTGTATCCATGCAAATACGAGTCATTAGCAGAGGCGCTATCATAACGTCTCTGATTACGATGAATGAGATAAGGTCTTCCCATTCGCCCATGCCTTCGGCCAATCCTGAATTGTAATAGGCCCATTATCTTCTCACTTTCAAGATTGCCATGTAGTTGCAACCCTTCGCTTCGATATCGGTAATGTGACCACACTCTTCACACTTACCGGACGCATAGAACACATTCTCATCGGGCATCGTCTGACGCGATTGGCACTTATCGCATGTAAACTTCTGGTATATCGTATGACCCTGCCTGATAAGATCGTTGGCAGTCTCCATACATTCTTCTACTGGATGATCCGCCATTAGTGCACCTTCCCCTTGCGTTTATCACTACCTAATGAATACCCTAGATCATATCCATCCTGAAATGCCTGTGCCAGCATATGCATCACGGCTATAGTCAGATCAGCGAATATGGGAGGAGATAACCTAGGCCCAATAGCATCAATAAGTGCTTCGGTCAATTCCTCGTAGGCATCTGCCTCTTGCTCTTTAAGTTCCTCTTGTGTCATCATGCTTAGGCCCCTTAACCGGATATATACCAACGTAATAGCCATCCTGCCATTGCCCTTCGAGATAATGTTTACCATCCCGACAATGAAAATACAATCCCCCTGTATCATCTTCTATTTGAACAGCCATATCCTTATCCATGCATGTGAAATCACCATCAACTGTGACCCACATGCCGTTCTTGGCATCGGTAGCTTTCAGGTATTCTCTCCCTTGTTTATCTTGCATTCCTCTCTCCTGTTTTTTGTGTGAGTCACACTATAGCAGAACGTGCATCTTCTCTTTAGCTAACTTCGTCATTTGATCGACAACGTAAGTAGCACAGCAACGACCACAAACGCTATCGTTAACATCGCGACCCTCAAACCAGTCAGGTGGCTTCTTGCCACATACCGGGCATTGCTTCTTGAGTAACTCATACAGGTTACGTCCTGTTGGATCGCGCAGATATGGTTCATCAGGTGGTAAGGGCGGACGAAGTTTACGCTTTAACCATTTGAACATCACCCGCCCCTCCTTAGTTACGCTGTGGCAAAGAAGCCTAGCGTATTACGCCAACGCCGCCAGAAGTTCATACCAAACAATCCCATAGCCCCGAGGAGAATGCCGGGAAGGCCAGCACCCACAATCGGACCCGGAACTGCAACAAGCGGAGAAGCGACATCGATCCTATAATGTTCGAAGTCGGTGATCGTACCGCCAACATCGACAATCCTGAAACTGTCAATGTTTTCGTTGTTGATGGCTGTCAACGTAAACCCGTTCTGGCCGGGACCAAGAGGCCCGAACAGTGCGAGCAAGTCAAAGGTGAACAGCTTTTGAGTGCCGTCACTTTCGTTAGCGGTCGCGAACACTGTCACGTCTCCGGTGCCTGTGATAGAAAAGACATCGGTGGCAGTGGGCAGCACGGCGGTGCCGGTCGTGTTAAAGACCTGCACTTTCATAGTTTGGAAGTCGTTGATCTTCAGATCGTTGCCGTTCTGGGCTCCGGTGAAGCCAACGCAGCCAGCCAAGCAACTAAAATCAACGAGACCTTGGTGCTGGCCGTTGAAGGCGCCGATGACGAGGTTGGTCGTCAGGGCATTGAAGATAACGTTATCGCCGGTGCCGCTCAGATGCGGGTCGATGATGACATCGGCGTTGGCGGGAATGCCCGCCCCTAATACAATTAAGGCAGTAGTCACTAACAAGAGCTTTCTCATAAAGTCTCCTTTTCGTGTGAGTCACACAAGATCGCCATCGTCCAACGAATGATGACCTCTTGCGCTTAGCCAGTCTTTGCTCTTTTGCCTATACTCTTTGTCCAAGCTGTGAGCCGCCGTGATGGACTTGTGCCAAGTCAAAAGCAATACATGCTTATTCTTTGGCACAGGTAAGTCACGAGCCCGCATAAACTCTTTTAGTTCTGCGGGTGTTCCGTGTCGTAATACTCGATTTCTTTCCGCCACGAACTCTTTCGCGTTGAAAGGCGGGTCTGTTGATCGTCTCATTGCGCTTCCCCGACGGATAGATAGTAACGGTCCTCACGCTACCATCAGCCTCAATCTCTGTGAACGTGCCCATGGTGCGTGTGTGGTCATACGCAACCCACACACGCACCCACCCTCTACGAGATACTTCAATGAGGGGAACTTGGGCAGTGATATTGTTCAACGCCACAAACTCTTTCAGCCTCTCAAGTGTGAGAGGTTGGTTACTTGACCAACGACTACTCATGTTGATCTCCTCTCGCGAACAAGACGTTCTGCTTCATCTCGTTGAGAGGCAACATCGCATCAACATTGTAGAATATCCTTCCGTCGTTATCCGACGTGACCGAGTAGTGATACTCTCTTGTGTGACTCACACGGGCAAGGCCCTTTGCCACGCTCTCGGTGTATTCATCATCGGTATACAACTCGGTTTGTATTGCAATCAGATCGTCCTTAATCAGATCGAAATACGGCAATATATGCTTGCGAACGGAAAGCTTTTTAGTCTTTCCATTACGAACAAACCACAGCATCATATCCAATCGCCTAGTCGCGGCAATGATATGGGCTTCAGCAGCCTTATTCATCATATTCTCCTGTGTTTCCGTCTGCGGGGTTCAGGTGACGGATTTGTAGTGTATCAGTATGATACCACACTGATATCACCTTGTCAAGCACTATTTTTCAATGTCCGTGACTGACATAAAAAAGGCCGGAGGCATTTGCGCCCTCCGGCCTAGGTGTCGGGTCAAGGAACTGACCCCGATTAGTTATTGATTTCGTATCCGACCTTGACAAACTCTTTCTTGAAATACTCCCTGTCCGCCGGTGTCAACTCCTTACACTCCTTCATGAAGTCCGTCAAGGTCTGTCCCGGTTTATACCCAAAGTAGTCCTTGAGGGCCGCCGTGAAACTCATCGACTTCGCCATTTGTAAACGCTCCCTGTTTTCATGTCAAGAGAAAACCCGCCTGTGTGACTCACACAGGCGGGGCAGTATTCGTTAAGCCGCAGTCTTGGGCGATGCTTCATCTTCGCGACGTTCCAGAGCATCGCCGCAAGCATCTTGCAGAGCCTCAAGCGCATCGGCTAACTCATCGCCAAAGCTTTTCAGATTGGCAATGGAAGCAGTCAGAGCCTTGACGCTTTGAAGCACCTCGCCCTCACCCACAACCGCAACCTTGGCGCGGCTGTCAGCACGTGTGGCAAGCGTTTGACCGGAACCTTCATAGGCCATACGGCCAAGTTCCGTAAAGCTTGGGATTGCTTTCAGCTTGCGCACGGTGCCATCACTATCCGTTGCGGTACGCTTTTCGTTGATTAGCACCTTATCAACGCCGAACGCTTCTTTGACAGCCTTGCCTTCCGCAAGTAAGTTGCCGCTAGTCTTATCCATCGAAAGAACAACGCCCTTGCGATTGACACCAGCCGCCGACTTCATCGCCTTGGAAAATTGACCGGCGAAATTAGAGCGGAAATTTTCCCTCTGCTTGTACTCGTCACTATCCTTTGCAAGCCCAGAATGCGGGAAATACTCTTCCGTTGCCTTGCTCCAATCAATCTTTTTTGTGCCATCTTCGTTAATGGTTTCGGTTTTGATACCCACGGCGACGTAAAGCCTTTCGCGGATATCCTTTTGATCGTCATTGCTCTTGGAAATGGCAAGCATCAGATTGATATTCTTGTCATTTTGAGCAGCATGGATGAAAGCCAGCGTTAGACGGTTGAGCGTTTCACGCTTCTTCGCGTCTTTCTGATCCTGCATCAGCTTCATATCGTTGTCGATCGTCTTCATCGCAGCGAACGAAGCGAGCACCTTAGCGCCAACATCGATTTGCAGCGCCTTAGGATTGACGAACGCAACCGCACCACCCTTTGCGAGCGGCTTTGTGCTCTCAGGTGCTTTGGTCGCCGGGATCGTCTTGTTTGAAGCTTTAGCCATTTTATTCACTCCTGTTTTCGGCTTGGCGGAATGCCTTGCCTTGATTTCAACCTAGCAAATTCGTGTGACTCACACAAGGGTTATTTTGCATGGCTGTTATGCGCGGGACGCATAGCAGTGCCCACGGCTTTTAATCCTAGCTCATCTCTAGTTGTGTTTTCGTTTGTGTGCATCCCGATCTGATCCATGGCTGCAAGCGCGATGCAATACAACCTAAAATCGTCGGGGTTCCAGTTCTTTCTACCGCCTTGAATTTGCACAGCGTAATTGAAAGTATTCAAAAGGCTGCACATAGAGCGTAACCTTTGATCGTCTTCATTATTAACAACACGTTGTATAATCGATGACATATTAACTTCAGGTAGTAATGTTTCTTCGCTCATAGGTTGTCTTTCCTGTTTTGATATCACCACGATATCATAATAGGCACTAAATCATTGATTTGTCAAGCGTTTTCTTTTCGTGTGACTCACACGAGGGTCTTTTGTTCGCGCTTTGTTCCGGTTTGGAATTCCCGCTAGTACAGTGTCCGTCACTTTCGAGCGTTTCGGGACAGCCAGTGTGACATTTCTGCCACACTGTTGTCGATTTACCACCCTGAGCAATCCCGCATGCCGCAGGTTGCATTCGCGAAATGTAACAACCACACTCCGCCAACAATCATCGCGGCCATTATCCAGCCGCTTAACTCGTCACTCACGATAATTGCACCATGATCTCCGCCGGCGGTTCACCATCAAAAGCCCACCGCGCAACATACAGGGACGTTATCGGCGGCGGGTTGCCGGTCGCCTTGGCTGTGTAAACGTGCGTTCCCTTAGTCGATTTCGAGAACACCATTTCCAGCTTAATCGGCTTTTTCATCGTCTTGGCCTTTCATGTTTAGAGGCTCGCTAGAACGGTCTAGCGAGCCTCAGGGTTAGTTACTGGCGGATCAGTGTATTCAACTCAGCGCCGATGCCAGCATTCCTAAACGCACCGCCTTTGGTCACGCTTGGGAACGTATGCGCCGCACAAGCAGCCTTAAGCTTGTCACTGAGCGCCGACTTGCTTTCACAAACCGCTTTCGCCTTGGCCTCCAATTCGGGAAAATCGGACAATTCCCAAATGGTGCGGGTTACCTGCTTTTCCTGCTTTGCGAATGCAGAACCGGAAAGCAGAACAATCGCGGCGACGGTAGCAACAAAAAGCTTCTTCATGGTTTTAGTCTTTCCTGTTTTGAATTTGGCCGTTGAATGAAACGCGTCACCCTGGCCGATTAGTGACACGCCTTTAATTTCACCGCGCGTTCATTCGCACAGTGAAAGCCTCTTTAGCATTCGCTAGCGTTTCCGCTAACTCAGCTATTGCCTTCGCGCGCTTCATATCACCAGCCGCACTTGACGCAGCAATGTCGATATCAAGCATTGAAACGAACATATCTAGAAGATCAGCAATTCCCCAGTGCGCGGCGTGGTGCGCTAACATGCCAATGACTTGCGCCATTTATCGTACCAAGCCCATAAGCGCGATTTCTTGCGCACCATGAACAGCCATTTCGCCGCACGCTTCACAGCGATAGTTACGGGCATCTGGTTCGATACAGTCATGATATTCGCCGCAGCGAATGCAAAACCCTGCACCCTCATAATCTGCGGCTTGTATCTCTTCTAAATCGAAATGTTTCAACTTTGCGCGTTTTGCTTCACGCATAATTCCAACCATGATTTTTCCTTTCCTGATGATAGGTGAAACCGTTTGCGCGATAGCCGCGACGGTTAATGATATGCGAGCGTATCAGCTAGCTAACATAGGCTCACAGAAACCAAACGTCGCGCGTAACCGACCGTGAGAAGCGTTTATCGTTGCGTCTTAAAATGCTTGCCAGCTAGCATCGCCAGCATATGCGAGACAATAAACGAAACGCTTTCAAGTATCGTGTTGCGCAATAGCCGTGCGACTATCGCGAAAACGGTTTCACCAGATTGTCAAAGAACCCTAGAGCCAAACCGCATCTTGCAAACCCGTGGGGCAAGTGGAAAGCGGCGAACCTAGTTGAGCGGATCAAAACCAAATCAACTCAACTCACATCATGCGCCAAAGGCGCGGAAACGCAACCCCAACCTAGAACTAAATTGCGCCAATCCCCAAATTTATCCCTTGACACCATTTGGTCAGTGTGAGTCACACAAAGTTGCGAGTAAGATTTGAGTAAACACAACCTAACATTGGGTTTAGGGTCGCGCATTTTCGCCCTTGTCAATCCTATTATTCACAATTTACAACTAATCCCCGATCACGTTTTATGTATGCGAGGAGCGCATACCTCACATCACACCACTAACTCATTGATATTGCTCGCGTTTAGCTATGCATTTAACGCATGCCCCGCGTAGCCCGCCCGTTTTAACAATCTGTAACAATTTGTGATTGGACTTTGGGGGGGGGCGACCGAAGGGAGCTTGGGCATACCCCTAAAAGGGGACCCAAAAACCACATAAAGGTGGTCATAGACCCTAAAAAAGCCCTTGTGTGACTCACACAGGATGATTTACCTGCGGCATAGTGTCGCACCACACGCAAGATTGAGGGAAAAGGGTTGACGAACGCGCCTAACGGCGGTATAATGTGTGTAATGTGAGGTTCGTCAGACATTATTGGCAATGGGCCAGTCTGAGTGTCACAGGGAGAAGCCCGGAGAATTACCTCCGGGCTTTTTCTTTTGTGGATTGTAAAGGTGAGTGGGCGCGGGCCGAGGCGCATTAAGAGAGAAAAGAGAGCAGTAGTACCGCGAGCACTAATACAGATATACTCACAATGATTATCCAATCGCGTACTTCATGTTCCTTATCGATCATTCGATCCTCCGTGACATTCGAGACAAGGTTCCGTAATGTGCATTTAGTTTATGCCCGATACGTTTCTTGCGTGGGATACGGGACTTTCCCTTATGATAGAATAGACCGATATCCGCGTATTGTGTCCAGCCCACGGACGCTTCACCCCATCTTGTAACATGTGATGGGCAGCATATGCGAGGATCAGACCAGACTTGTTCGAGTCGTTCCTTGAGTGGAGCGAGTATGGTTTTCATTTCTTTGCTCTCCATTCGATGAATCGCTGTGCGAGTTTATCTGGTGGATCACTGACCCAGTGAATGACGGATACTCTATCCATGTATATCTTATCGCGTTTTCGCATAGCTCTGTGCCGCTCTCGTACACTTTGTTCAGCGTAGCGTCTCTTGCCGCGTTCTACGTTTATTGCTATCCACCTCTCGATGCGATCTTTCTCGGCCTGAGTGTATTCCCACCATTCCTTTTTAGGCTTCTTTGTGTGAGTCACACGAGTCGTGTCTATCGTACTAGATGATGGTTTCTTCACTTCACACACCCCCATTCTATCTGTTCTCGCACTTCGTTGAAAAGAATTATATCAGATGAAAGAACACTTGTCAAGGGGTTTATCTAGTACGATCGTCACATGCGACGATATGTCGCAGTTGTGCCTATTCGTGTGACTCACACGAAATAATAGTTGACATGTAAACAGGGTTGTACTATAATATGGAACGTGGGTCTTCCGACGGTTGGTAGCGTCTGTGTGACTCACACGCACGAACGTCACGTTCAGGGTGACATTTATGCAGGGCCGGGTGTCTGTTTTCCTGTCAGGCATCCGGCCCAACCATTTATGGAGGACTAAATGAGGTATTCAGCAACGGTTGCAGGTGGTTTACATGCCAATTATGGTGGCTCTCTAAGTGGCATAGATGCCAATCTGATCGATCGAGGGACTCGACGAGCCGCTCAGGGCCTTGATGGTAAGGGCCAATACGCCACTCGGAAGCTTCTTGACACCCTAATTGGGGTTGCTCCGGGGGCAAATGCTCAATATACGACCCCAGAAATCGCGGCAAGTCCCGAATTAGGGGGTGCTCGACCCGTTAATCAGGTCAATTTGGTCAACAGAGCCACTACGGCTCAGGACGTGACTGACCTGAAAACTGCCATTACCACGCTCTCGGTGAACACTTCGAACCCCTCGCCGGTCGCGAATTTGGACCGAAATCCTCTCGGAACTCGTTAATTTGGCTCGTGTGAGTCACACAGGAGGGACAAATGCCTGCATTATTCACACCACCGGGCCAAATCAAGCTCGCTCAAGATGGTCATCCGCCTCCGTTGGCGGGTGAAACGAGTGCCAGTATTACGTATGTGGCGCGAATGGCTCAAATGTTGTACGATTTGGGGCTAACTCGAAACAATCCCAAGGCTGTCACGAGTAGTTACTCGAAGTCTCAAGGAGGCTCGTGATGGTGGACCAAACGGGTGGGCAAGTTTACGAATTCGATGCAAGTGGGCATCTAGTTCGTGAACAGAACGAAACGGATCAAGAATTTACCGTTCGTACAGCGGCGACTCTCTATGTTGAGGGACTTTCGCCAATTTCCCCTGTCGATGTTGCGGCGCAATTCACTGATCCGCCGGTCATAGAGAGTATCGATCCTACGGAAATACCAATGGGATCGGAAGACATGACATTGTATATTACTGGCACTAATTTCACCGCGAATAGTGTCATTAATTTCGCCGGTCATGATGAACCAACGACGCTCAACGAAGACGGAACGCTTTCAACTGGCTTGAAGCCGTCTTTGTGGAAATCTCCTGTTGTTGTGCCGTGTATGGTTTCTACATCAGGGAAAGTTTCGGCACCTGTAGACTTTTCTTTCGTGTGACTCACACAGAACCAATCAGGAGGAATCCAATGACGTTGAAACTTGATACGCCTAATCATGAACTCGATTCAGAGGGATATTTGGTGCCTCTACCAGACGAAACCCCCGAGGCTCATTTGCTTCGGACAGCAACAGCCCTGTGGGAAGCTGGTTTGTCACCAAATACGCCCGAACAGGTCATGAAACAGTTCGAGGAACCTCTCCCCCCGACGACGAGGGAAGAGGGCCAATCCGACGAGGAATACGAGGCTCAACAGGCTGAGTGGAAGGAGGAATGGGAACACCGACGACAAGAGAGAATCGAGAAGTACAATGAAGAGACAAAGGCTGCGTGGGAGGCCAAGAAAGAGGCCAAAGAAGCACAGCCTGAACATCAACCTGAGCCCGAACCTGTTGAGGAGGAAGAATCTTCGGGCCGACGCAGCCGAAGATCACGGCAGCACGAATAGACGTGCTTCAAACTGTTGGGGTGACTGTAAGCACCCGCCGTGAATAGTTAGTATGAGTCACACAAACCCCAAAGGAGACTAAGAATGGCCGCAGTACCTGTAATTATTAATGGCGTGATGATGCCCACGGGAAAAGCCGCAGGCGACAAGCCGGTGCCAGCCGTATTCATCGGTTATGCCAGCATCGCCGGGTTGGAAGTCGGTGGTGGCCCGGTCATCCCGGACCCCCCGCCGGTCGTTCCGATCGATCCGCCGACTGAGCCGCCGCCCAGTCTTGCCGTCGTCATCAAGCCGGCGCCAGTAACAGGTGGTTGGGGCCTCGCAGGGCAAGGTGGTCAATTGCAGTGGTACTTCGTTCCCGCTGCTAGTGGTGCGCAGCCGAAGAAGTAAAGCAAAGCCTTATGGCTAAAGTTTATAAGCCAAGAGTGAAGCGAGAACGGGCTGCCCCAACTCAGCCCCCGGTACCTGTTCTCGCTCGCGTGGGCGACCCGTTCGTAGCACCGGACGGGTCGCTTATCGCGTCTGAATACCCCGAGGATTATTTCCCACGGGTTAAGGCTGAGACGAAGATCAATCCCAAAGATTTTAGAGCTAAGCGCAGACGGAACCTTAACGAGCTTCCGGCTGCGTCAAACGTTTTGAATGCTTGCGGCGCTGTGATGTTGTATACGTTTTTTGGAGTGGGAGATAGAGAGATAGCTAATGCGTTGAAATGTAGTGTGCTTGAAGTCGAAGAGATTCGCGCTCACACTGCATACGCAGAGTATCTCGAACTTATTGGAAATGAAATAATAAGCGCCGAGTCAGAGAATGTCACACATCGTATTGCCGCTTATGCCCATGGGGCACTTGACACGATTGCACATGTGTCACGGGCAGGTAAGGCTGAGACAAACCGTCTACGAGCTTCGATTGACCTTATGGACCGGGGCGGATTTAACCCGAAGGCGGTGGCTGAGAAACAAGTATCCCTTAAGAATGTACTTCGCATTCAGGTTTTGGACGAACTCGGCGCGGGCAAACAATTGAATATCCAACTCGATACAACCGTAGGAGGCGACAATGGCGATAGTCAAGAACTTGGGGAATCCGGGCCAACCAATTGACGTGCCGTATACGTCACCGAACCGAACAAATGCCGGACCACCGGCCACAGCGAATTATGCCGGTGAGATCGTGTACGATTCCACAGCTAAGCAATGTATTGTGGCTTTAGGCGCACCGGCGACGCCGTATTGGGCGCCGTGGGTTTACGGATGGGATGCGGATTAGTGTGAGTCACACGAATGCCCCAGAGCAATTACAAGCTCCGAAAAGGATCGATTCACTGGGACTTCGACCAGTCGAGGAACAAGATTCAGTTCTTTGGTGGTGGCTTCGCCAATGGGAAGACTACTGCACTTGTTATCAAAGCTTTGAAGCTGTGTGTCGATTATCCCGGCGCAAACGGTTTGCTAGGCCGATCGACATACCCTAAGCTGAATGACACTTTAAGGAAGGTGTTTTTCCTATGGTGCCCACCGGACTGGATCAAGAAGATGCCGACACAGGATGACAATACGTGCTATTTGAAGAATGGCACGGTTGTCAACTTTAGATACATCTCACAGAGGGGCAAACAAAATGTGGATGGATCAACAACGAGTAACCTCCTTTCCGCTACATACGATTGGATCGGTATCGACCAAATTGAAGACCCTGAGATCGTACATAAAGACCTTCTTGATCTTATGGGACGCCTCCGTGGTCAATCACCTTACCGCCCTGATAACGATGAAGACCTGTCGATGCCCGACAGCGGGCCACGATGGCTCATGCTCACGTCGAACCCGACGAGCAACTGGGTTTATCGAGAACTCATCAAACCATTACAAGTATATAAGCGCACTGGACGCAAGATGGAGCAGTTATTAGTCAATCCAGCAACAGGTGTGCCGATTATCGATTTGATCGAAGGCTCGACATATGAGAATAAGGAGAATCTCACTGAGGACTTCTTGAGAGGCTTGGAAGCTTCATATCGTGGTCAGATGCGAGCACGGTTCCTTGAGGGCAAGTGGGCGGCATATGAAGGTCTTGTGTATCAAGACTTTGATGAGAGCATTCACTTGCTCAAGCGTGAAGAAGCAATGAAACATCTATGGGCGTTACAGGGGCAACATTATCATGTCGTCGCAATTGAAAGCTTCGACTTTGGGCTATCCTCTCCTTCATGTTATCTTCTTGGATTCGTGGATGACTGGGGTAGAGTTGTTGTATTGGATGGATTCTATAAAAGAAATCTTCACTACACCGACATGCCCAATCTCGTTCGCGAGATTAGGGGAAAATACGCTCATCTTATCAACGTGGAAGAATCCATCAGAGCCGATCCGAGTATCTTCAAACAGAAGGTTATTGAGAAGCACAAGGATACCGGCATACCTGTGGCTCAACTACTTGACGCTGCCGGTATGGAATGTAGACCTGCTTCTAACGATATTATATCAGGAATTGCAAAAGTATCAGCTTACTTGGCAAGTCAGCCTACCCATGAGCACATCCTCACTGGAAAGTCTCCGGGGCCGCTTCTGTATTTTGTCGATGATCTGGATTTTATCACCGATGAGATTGCGAACTATTATTGGGATCGTACTTCAACAGGCGAACACATCGATCGACCCATTGACCGAGAAGACCATGCGATGGATGCTCTCAAGTATATGATGAGCCACCAACCCGAGCCAAGTGAGATAATCGTTCCTAAGAGCCATCAAATACCAAAGTACATGTTCTGGTACGAGCACGACGACGACGGACGAAATTCAAGGCGAGCGCACTTTTAGTGTGTGGCGCAAAGCGCCACGTGTGAGTCACACAAGGAGGTTGTCATGCCAATTGGTTTATTGTTCTGGATGCTTATGATCCTTTGGTTGATCTTCGGTGGTGTGTGGTGGAACCGAGGACCGAGTTGGCAATATGGATGGGGTGGCAACATCCTGCTTCTGTTCGTGTTACTCTTCTTGCTCGGATGGCACGACTTTGGATTTATTCTACAAGGGAGGTAATGTCCCCATGAGAACAATCATACTGGGAGTGATAGGAGTTTTACTCTCTAGTTGTATAGCCACTACCCGCGAGCCAATTGTTTACACTCAAACAGAAATTGACGCAATCAACGCACGAATACAGTGTAAACAATTGGCTCGCAATCTCGTACAGATTTCAAGGTGTGAAGGGGGGAGATAATGACGCCGGATGATGTAATTTCCTCGTTAAATGTAATCAAGTATTACAATCCGAACATGCGTAGTCTTTATGATACGTGGGTTAAAGAAAGCGGGCAAATGAGTTTGACCCAACCGGCGGTAGATCAAGCCGACGAAGAAGGGCGACCCATTTATGAGACTCTAGCCACTGTCCAGATCGGCCTCGCCAATTGCATTCATGATTACATCTACAACATCATTCACCCGTTCGATTCGGTCATTGTGAAGAATACCATCCGTGAGCAAATGTGTCGCGATTTGTTTGGGCTTGAATCTGAATTCTAGCGGCGAAGTCGCTGTGTGAGTCACACAAGAAGGACAAAGTCCTATGGCCGACGACGACAATTATGATAGCGATCCGGTAGGTGACAACTTCGATGTAAACGATATCATCGATGGCAAGAAGCCCGGCAAAGCCGACAAGAAAGAACCGCCCCCGTATCAGGTATACCCGGATTCAAAAATCCCGGTCACGAAGTCGTATGGCACACTCTGGCGAACGATGATTGACTCGACACTGCGGGCGAATGAGTTCATTCACGATGCATGGGAACAATGCTTTGCATATTATAATAACCACCAAGTAAAAACGCAAGGAAGTTCCAAGGGTACGTTCGTTCGTGGTGACGTGACCGAGAACATTGTATACTCGAACATCAACGTGATGCTCCCGGCTGTGTACGGTCGTGATCCAGATATCTCTGTGAACACGACCGACAAGGAAGATGAAAAGTTTGCTGATTGTGCAAGCAACTTGCTTAACGCTCTGCTCAAGGGCAAGAACCTTCTCAATTGCAAACCGAAAGTCAAAAAGGCTGTGGGCGTTGCGTTGATGACCAATTATGGAGTGCTCAAGCTTGACTACGTTCTCAAGAGTGATTCCCAAGATACCGTCTTGGAAAGTCTCATGGAAGTTACCAAAGAGATCGAGAGAGCCAAGAACTCCAAGGCTCTCGAAAGCGCGTATGGCAAACTTGCGGCAATCGAATCAGTTGTTACTGTCTTTGAACCCGGAGGACCGAAGCTCAGGAACGTGATGGCAAAGAATCTTGTCGTTGATCCTGTGGCTGAGATGCCTGACGGCACCGATGCTGGATGGATGGCAGAGAGATGTTACTTTCCCACAGCGTTCCTGAAACACAAGTTTACACGCAAGGAGAAGGATTCCGACTGCTGGTATTATATTTTCAAGCCTTCGCACAAGGCAGTGTTTACTGCTGGAACAGGGAACACGAAGGATGACGCCTATGGGTTGGTTCTGGAAACTCTCAGTGGTGATGCCACTTCGTTTCAAGAGAACGAGGAAGTCGGCGGCTATCGGGCTATGTATTATACTGAGTGTTGGCTCGTATGGGACAAAGCAACTCGAAGAACTGCCTTGTTCGCTGCTGATGACTGGACATACCCACTCTGGATTTGGGACAACTACACAAAGACAACGAGATTCTTCCCATATTTCATCATTGGATTTGGTCTGTCTACTGGACAGACTGTTACCGTTGGTGAAGTTTCATATTACTTAGACCAGCAAGATGAAATCAACCAGATCAATCGGCAGGTGTCACGCATACGTAATTCGATATTCAATTTCTTCTTTTATAACTCGCACAAGTTATCTTCAGCCGATGCTGAGATATTGATGCAAGCAGTTAAGCGTGGCTTCGTTGACGAACAAGCAGTTATCGGTGTGAAGGTGCCTGAGGGTTCAAAAATAGGAGATGTCTTTGAAGCACTCGTACCGCCGAGCCTCAATTATGAAGCCCTCTTCAATAAGGAACCGACGATCAACTCCATTAACCGTATATCAAATACATCTGATGCGATTAGAGGAGTTCAATTTAAGACTAACACTAATGAGGCGGCAGTCCAATCATATCAAGACGCAGCTAGAATGTCTGTTGGGGCTAAGATTGAGGTTGTTGAAGATGTCATGAGCGATCTATGTAAAGCTCTCTTGGAGCAATGCGTACAGAATATGTCCAAGAGCGAAGTCGAGGGACTTGTCGGTGCGAAGATTGCAGAGGGTTGGGCGAACATGACTCTTGAGCAATTCAACTCAAGATTTGCTTTGGACATTGTTCCGGGTACGAGTGAGAAGCCCAATTCTGTGTTCAAGAAGAAAGAGGCTATCCAAGTCGCACAGGCTATCGGGCAATTCGCATCTGCCGCTCCGATGACAAGCATGAAAGTTGCCCTTCGTGTTCTTGAACAAGCTTTTACCGAGGTTGTCATCAAGCCCGAGGATTGGGACTTGATGGAGCAAGAAATGCGTATGAACATGGCAAGGGGCAACTCTTCTGGCGCGGCCGCTCCTCCACAGCCCGGTCAGAACGGACCACCCCCCGGTGGGGCCGGAGGCATCCCACCTGAGCTTGCAAATCTTCCACCAGAGGTTAAGCAGAAAGTTATGGAAATGCATGCGCAAGGCGCACCACCAGATCAGATTGCGGCGTTCTTGCAAAAGGCAGTTGCCGCAACGCAAGGCGGAGGAGGTCAACCTCCCGGCGCTCCTCCGCCCCAAGGTGGGCCACCTCCTCCGGGTGCAGGACCGTTAGACAAAGCCAATCCACCAATGCAACCACCACCAACAATGCAATAATCGTGTGAGTCACACAAAAGGAGTAATTAATGGCCGGACCGAACGATCCCGATGAAGCAGGGATGGAATTAATCAAGGACTCAATGGGCCTAACCGATGAGGAACTCTCACCGGAAGGTCAACTCGATTGGGGCGATGGAGAAGGAGATGAGGGAGCAGATTCCGGTCAGGAGGAACAACCCACCGAGCAACCTGAACGTTCGTATGACTCACACGAACAGCAGCGGGAATATCGTGAGCCTGAGCAACCCCAACAACGTCAAGACCCTCTGCGACAAAATACGCTCCGATTTGATCCGCGTGCAACGTTTCGTCAAGACAAGAAGGGTAATCTCGTTGATGCGCGAACGGGCGAGGTTATCGCCAGAGCAGGTTCTGAGGCTCGCATTTACCAACGGGTTCACAAGCAGGCGAGCGACTACATACGTGCTGCCACAGGAAATATACAGAACCAGATACAGACTGAACGAGGCAAGTTACAAAAGGCAGTCGAGATTGGTCTGGGGTTTGAACGTGAGCTTAGCGAACTTAGAGGTACTTTCAGGCAAATTAACGCTCATGAGCTTGGAAAAGATCAACTTCTTGAGGCCGCAGCGTATTACAAGCAGGCACAATCTGATCCAGTCGGGGTTTTAAAAAACCTCTTGACAAGGGCCGCATTATCTGGTATAGATATATCACAGTTAGGTATGGACGGAAATTCTTTCGACGCTAAGACTCTCGTGGAGATGGTTCGTAAAGAAATCAATCAGGGAATACAGCCTGTACGAGACTATACGAGCCAGCAGCAGAAGGCACAAAACGACAAACAAGTCGAGTCCCAATACCTGCGACAAGCAGAGACACAAGTTAACACGTTCTTTGGAAGCAACCCTCAGGCAATACCTTATACACATATCTTCCATGCCGTGTTATCACAACCCCAGTTTCAGAATATGTCACTGGGAGAAATATGGGACAAGGTACAACTTCACCTGATTCGGAATGGTGTTGATCCACGACAAGCACCAAGCCGGAGTCAGAGACAGCGACTAAGTGGCACCCAAGGAGGAGCGCGCGCTCCTTCGAGGAGTCTACCAAGTGGTCAGGGTATGGCACCACAGGGTAGTGACAGGGGGGCAGGGTCTAACGCTGGACCGGCTCACCCCAGTATGTCATACGACGCAATCATACGAGAAATTTTGGCAACAGCCAGATAGTTCGTGTGAGTCACACAGACAGGTGAGGTTATGGTACTTGACACAGTAATCCACTCAATGCTTACCCGGTCGCGAGCCAAGCTCATTATGGCATCCGCGATCAGTGGTACTGTCAGCACCTATCTTCATGCGAAGAAGCGTGTTGTTACAGAAGATGGCGGCCCACAGATCACTAATCCCTTGATTACGGGCCTCAATCCCAACGTGCAGTCAATGCAGTATTACGATACTGTATCAATCGATCAGACGAACGAGTTCACACATGTCGAATACTACATGTCACGAGTTGTCGGCTCGCTTATTATCTCCGATCAGGAAGAAGACGAAAACCAAGGGCGAGCGGAAATCTTCAAAATCCTCAAGGGGAAAATCCAAGCCCTTGATGAGTCGATTAAGCGAAAGTTCGCCCAGTACCATACGTCGGTGGGCGTCGGGTCTGACCCTAATGGCTTGGGTAATCTTATCCCTGCTGATCCTACTGTTGGTGTTGTGGGCAACATCAACCTTGCCAACGAACCACAGTGGAGAAGTTCTTCTTATCGGTTCGGTGGGACTCTTTCTCCCGAAAATATCGAAGAAGCGTTTGATGATATCCTCGAACTCGACCTTAACAGGGCGACGGACGGGCAATCTTCTCCGCGACCCACGGTTATCTTTGCCGGAAGAAACATCTACCGAATGCACAAAGCTGCGGCGAGAGACAAGCAGCAGATTCAACTCAAGGATTCCGGCACAGGTCGCAAGCTCGTCAACCTCGGAATCTCCGGTACCACCCATAACGGAGTCCCGTTATTGTTTGACGAGAAACTTGCTGCGCTCGATGCGTACTTCGTCAACGAAGAGTATCTGACGCTTCACGTTCTTCGTGGCGCCAACATGCGTATCAAGAAGCTGTCATCTCCTTGGAACATGGATGCCACTGGCCGCCGTGTTGTTTGGGAAGGTCAGCTTTGTACGTGGAGGCAATACCGCACCCACGCTTATCTGACCAACTCATAACCGTGTGAGTCACACGGAGCGGAGGTTAACATGCCTGTTACGGGAATGCTCAACGGTTCAAGGCTCGCTTACGTAGTCGTCAAGCAAGAAGGCTCTGTGAAGCGAGAAGTGCACTTTTGGAGCAAGGACGGGATCAAGAAGAAGCTTATCGATGAGGATGCGGGGTTCTTAGTTTACTTCCCCCGAGGGCACGCGATCCGAGTACGATCACTTGCCATGCTTCGGCATTATCAGCTACACAAAGAGCCGAAGATCATTCAACTCGATGGTCTGAATGATCCCAATTCCCCACTTGGGAAGATGTTCCTGTCACAAGACCCACACCTCCGCATGGCGAGTTACCGCGAGCTTGAACAGATGGTTATCAATCTGGCTGAGTCTCGTGGGAAGATTGAGATCGGTGACTTCGTTCCGCGCGATCCCGACGAGGGTGAAGAAGCGGCGTAACATCAGGAGATTGATATGAGCTTCCGCGATCGACAACACTTCTCGCAAGGCATGAACATGTATGTTCCTGCAATGCAGTGGGCATCAAGTATTGACGTAGCGGCTGGAAGCGTTTTCAGCCTTGGACGACCGTTGGCACGTAGTGACATTCTCATTACTGCCAGCACCCCGACAAATGGTGCGAATGGTACAGTGACCTATTTTACTGCACCAGTCGTTTTGAGCGATACGCCTTATGGTGCGCCCATTACGAGCACTCCGCTTAGTGCTCCTGCTGGTGCGTTCACTATGGACGTGTTTGGTGAGGACTATCTTGGTCAACCTATGACCGAACGATTTGCTCACCCGATCACAGTGACCACACCCATCAACGGAAAGAAGCCGTTCTATCGTGTCTTGGGTACGAGGACGATCCTTCAAACTGCTGGTGCGATTGGTGTCAAGCTTGGCACAGCAACACAGAACTTGTCTCTGCCATTCAAGGGATCAATTGAGTGGGCAAAGGAAGCCGGTGCGTTTATCGATCTGACCTTCGCCAAGATCGTTGCGCCCGACTTGACCGATCCGGCTACGAGTGTCACAGGCGACCCACGTGGGCAGTACATCGCAACGGCTGCTTTCGACGGTGTGAAGGAGTTCATTATCATGTTACGTGCTGATCCTTCGATCAACGCGAATAACAATGGCGGACTCCACGGCATTCGGCAGAATGCTACCTAGTGTGACTCACACGGATCGGGGAGGACTTCCTGATGGCTAAAACGATTAGAGAGATCGTTACAGACGCTCAGGAAGTCCTTGGGGACGTTCCGGGTGCGGGCGTGCAAACATATGCGGACGATCGTATGTTTCGCGACTGCATCCGGGCGTTCAATGTCTTTCACAAGAAGTACCCATGGGACCAATTTATGTCATGGTCACTGGTTGCTTTGGATGGTATATCTGGCAAGATCGTAGACGATACCTTTCAGCATCTACGAGACTATGACGATATCTTTGCAGTCTTCCCCGAGAATAGTGAATACGAAATCCCGGTCCTAGACCGACGACGCAATCCTAATACGCTCAAAGGAACGAGTGCTTTGTTCTGGACGGCTCTGCCGTCAATCGATCCCGATTATCAGTTCAAGCGTATTCAAATCGTTCCTCCAACCACGACAGGTAGTATCGTTATTGCTTGGCGCCATTATCCCCGAGAGTTCGACAACATGGGCAAGATTGTTCCATGGGAGTGGGATGACATCATGGACCTCGATGAGGACATGTTGACACACGCAGTTGCGTGGATGACGTTATCGAATGACGATATCAATGCCGGAGCGTCTCAGGATCAGCAAAATCTTGCAGATGATAGGTTCCAAGAGATCACTTCGGGCCTTGCACGCAGGAAGATTACCCCGAGCAGAACGGGTGGTGGTGTCCCATACACATGGTATCCCACATATCCTTACTAAGTTGTGTGAGTCACACGACGGAGAAAGCTCGTGGTTGCAGCCTTTGCAAAGCAGCAGAAAAAGCGTGCAGCTAGTAAGCTGGACTCCTCGACCCTTCGCGGTTTTGGCGGTGGGTGGAATTCTATCGACGAAGACTTGTCGATGCCGCCGAACTATCAAGTTTCCCTCATCAACTTTCATCGGACGACTTCTGGCTCGCAAGCTTTGCGATTCGGCCAGATGTTCAACTCTGATATTAAGAGTGTAAGAAATTCTCCGATTGTAGACGGTTATTATTTCAATGGACGAAACATCATCGTTACCGAGAGTGGAAACATTCTGACCATCAACGAAGATGGTACATCAATCACTGAAATTTGGAACGCTACTATTGCAGCAGCGTTACCCGGAGCACCGGGGACGTGGAATACTGGTGTTACACACGTAAGCTTCGTTCCGTTTAAAGACACGTTAATCATCCATAATGGACGAGACAAGCCCGTTACGATCTCCTCACTTTTCGTTGTGACATATCTTCAGGACTTAGCTACAGGATCAAACGTCAATGTGCCAATCGGAAACTACGGATGCGTTGCGGCAAACTATCATTGCATCGCAAGTACAGTTACTACAGGGGTTGGAGGAGTTATACTCTCTGCAAACAAGACAGAAATCGTTATCAGTTCTAAGGGATCATCTGGGACATTCCCACTCGATCCTATCCCCAACGATGCAATATCGATTGATGTTGGAGCCTATGCCCCTGAAGGGGCTGCAAGTATAAGAGGTATCGCAGGCTTTCGAACCTATCTGTTAGTATTCCTTCAGAACATAACCTTGCAGATCAAACTTGGTGTCTATGAAGGTAGCGCACATACGCCAGTATTCCCTGACACGCTCCCGCAGTTTGGCGTATTAGGTAATCGGTGTGTGGTTACAGTCGAAAACGATATCATGTTTGCAAGTCTTAACGGCTTAGCCTCAGCACAGAGAAACATATACGCTCCCGACGTGATCCAATCAAATTATCTCTCCACGCAGATATCGCCTTCATATAGATCAATTGTTGGTGCGCTCACAGACAGTCAACAGTTGTTCGACGCATTTGCAACATATGATAGGCTGAATAATGATTATTTGATATTCATGCCGGGTGGACGTGTGTTGTGTTATACGTTCAATTCAAAGCTGAAGATGCATGCATGGTCACAATTCGAGAATATGGATTGGGATGCTGCATGGGCGACTGTCTTAGGTCGCGTTTTCATGGCAAAAGGAACAAGAGTGTTCCTCGGTGGTAACGGTACATTTGCAGGTGAGAACTTCTACGCTGACAAGCTTATGGATCGAGATTACGTATGGGTCAATTCGTCTTCTACGGCGTTCGTGAATGGTGATTTAGTATATGACTCTGTAGCAGATGAGGTATGGGAATGTCTGACAAATCACGGGAAGGTGGCTGGACTCACGTTCGCACAGGAACGGCTAAACAACCCGAACATGTGGAAACAATACGAAGGCAATCCGATCCCGTTCGAGTTCGAACTCCCATGGATAGATGGCAAAGATCCGTTAAAGCTAAAGCATCTCCGCTACGTGAGCATCGCAACAAAAGGCGACGCTGAATTTACGTATGATATCTATGTAGACAACCTTTTCAAGGATGTTGACGATAACGTGGTGTACGCTCCGGGCGTGTCGATGACCTTCATCGGCAATGATGCATATGGCTTTGGCTTTGACGATGGACCGTTCGGCATGGGACGGCGAAGCCGTGATCCGAGACTGTATGCCATCCCAATCAAGTTTAAGACGATCAAGTTCAAGATATGGGGTCAAGCTACGAAGAAACTCGAACTTATCAATCTGTCATTCTTGTATGCGCGTAACAGAGTTTCCGGTTATGTTCGTTAGTGTGAGTCACACGAAATGACAACAGAATACACAACCAATTTCGCACTAGCCAAACCGGACTTTCGTTCGGGACCGTGGCACGATCTCATCAACATCGACATGGATCATATTGATGCGCTTCTATATAGCGCGCTTTCTGGCGTGGGTATCGAGACGTGGGCGAATAACACGGTCTATGGTCTTGGCATTTCTGCTATGGACGGTAGTGACGCTAGCATATGGATGTGTAACGTACCTCATACTAGCGCGGTATCAGGGACGTTTGCAGCAGATAGAACGGCCCATCCGACCTACTGGGTAAGATTACTCACTGGCTTTGCCCCTAGAGGACAGTGGCTGAACAGTACGAATTACTTCCCATATGACCTTGTGTATGATGCCGCTCGTGGCATTATGGCTTTAGCCAAAGATCAACACGTAAGTAACCCAACTGGCAACATCAAGGATGATGCAATCCATTGGTCGTTCCTCATCGACATGTCTGGTTCGACATTAGCAACTGCCGTGGCTGTGACGTATTCGAATTCTTCATCAGGTATTCCACCAACGAACGTACAAGGCGCAATTGATTACATTCAGACCGAAATCGTTGCGCTCAATAACGTAAACGTTACCCAAGGGAATCAGATCACAACGCTACAGAGTTCGGACTCATCGCAAACTTCGACGCTTACCGCACACGATACTCGGCTAACTGCTGTTGAAGGTGTGAACACTACACAGAATACGAACATATCAAATCTCCAAACTCGCATGACTGCCGCAGAGGCTACGTTGGCAAGTGGAGCTTTCTTCGCTTCTGGCACTACTATGCTGTTCTTCAATCCAGCCGCACCAACAGGGTGGACGAAGATCACAGCACATAACGACAAAGCCATTCGAGTTGTATCAGGTGCGGGAGGTGCGTCTGGCGGTACTAATGCTTTCTCAGCGGTTATGGCTCAGACCGTGGTTGGCAACCATGCACTTACCGTGGCTGAGATGCCAGCGCACCAACACAACGTACATATGGGCGTTCCCGGTCTTATCTATATGTATTACCAAGGTGGTTCTCAAGGCGCCCCTGCCGCAGATGTTCTCTCCGATCCCGCAGGTGGCGGGCAAGTACACAATCATACAATCTCAATGAGTATTCAGTATATCGACATGATCCTAGCGAGTAAGAACTAATGAAAATTCCCCATGCTGACACAGGCACGATCTGTCCACTACACAAGAAGGATACATCTACCGTGTGTCACAAGTGTCCATGGTGGACTCGGGTTGTAGGAAAGAACCCACAGACCGAAGAGATGATCGACGATTGGCGTTGCGCGATAGCTTTACTCCCTATGTTACTAATTGACAACACACAACAGACACGTCAAATGGGTGCAGCTACAGAATCAATGCGTAACGAGATAATCGCTGGCGTGACAGGAGCAATCTATAACAGATTGGCCCGACAATGACCACAGAATATACCGATAACTTCAGGCTTAATCTGCCTGACTTCAGGATGGGACCGTGGCATGATCTCGTGAATGAGAATATGCTCACCATTGATGAAATCTTAAATGCGCTCTATCAAGGCGTAGATACGGTTGTATGGGCAAACTCGACACTATACAATCCCGGTACATCAGCGATTGATCCTGCGGACGGTACATTTTGGGTTTGCTGTGTGAGTCACACAAGCGCAGCAACAGGCACATTTGCCGCAGATCGCGCAGCGTATCCCACGTATTGGAATAGAGTTCTCGTCGGGCTCTCGCCGCGTGGCCCTTGGGCACATGATACGCACTATCTTCCGAATGATTTGGTCACTGAGTCTGCGAGCGGCATTATTGCTATCTGCATTACCGATCATATAAGTAACCACTCAGGGACTATCCGTAACGATAGTGCATATTGGACATTCTTGGTCGATCTGGCAAGTGATCCAGTTATGGCCGTAGAAGTTACATATGACAATTCCGTAACACATATTACACCCACGAACGTACAAGCTGCTATAGACCTTTTGATTGCTCGGGGCGGGACGCTTGGTGAAGCTCCTACTGATGGTCAGGTTTACGGTCGCCAGAATGCTGCTTGGACTTCTGTAGGTCTTCCCGCAACAAACTTTCCAATAATGGACAGTGTTGCGGCTGTGGGCGCTTCAGCTAAGTATGCTCGTGAGGACCACGTTCATCCAAGTGACACAACCAAAGCAAGTATTACATATGTAGATTCAGGCGATACCGCAGTAGCCGGTATTGCAGCCAATAAGGTTGCCAAGGCTGGCGACACGATGAGTGGGCCTTTGGTTCTCTATGCCGATCCAGCCAATCCGGGAGAAGCTGCGACCAAACATTATGTCGATATGTCTAGTGGTGGTGCTGCTCCGGCTACAGCCGCACCTATTATGGACAGTGTTGCAACTGTCGGTGTGGCAACCAAATACGCTCGCGAAGATCATATCCATCCAAGTGATACAACAAAAGCTCCTTTAGCAAGTCCTGCTCTCACGGGCAATCCAACAGTACCCACGCAAGCAGCAAACGACAACTCGACCAAAGCTGCGAGTACGGCATACGTAGATGCCAAAGAGGCCACAGCCAATCCAGTTATGAATGGTGCTGTCGCAATTGGTGTATCACATTTACTCGCTAGGCAAGATCATGTTCATGCATCAGATACGTCACGTCTGGGAGTTGCCGGGGGTCAAACGACTACGGGCGGCTTTAGAATTACACCTTACAGTGGTGGGACTGTTAGTTCTGGTACTTATACGCCTGACGCTTTTAATCATAACTATCAGTATTACACTAATAACGGCGCCCATACGTTGGCTGCACCGGCGAATGACTGCGCGATCGATATTCTGATTACCAATGGTGCCACAGCCGGAGCGATTACGTTCACAGGCTTCACAGTCGGAACAACAGGAGATGCACTGACAACCGTAAATGCGAGCAAATTCATTGTCTCTGTTCGACGTATCAACGCAATCGCAACGTACACGATTAAGGCATTACAATGACCGTATGCGCTGTAATTAAACGATCTACGAACATAGTCACAAATTTGATTATGTGTGAGTCACACGATCCCGCTCCCGAAGGATTTTTCTTTATCGCTGACCCGCCAGCATTTGTTACGATCGGCGTCGAGTGGAACGGTACAGAATTCATAGACCCGTCACTCCCGAAGAAAGTCAATGGATTAGAGATGCTATAATGAGTGTCCTTGAACGTCCACTTCTTGTTGATGGAAAGCTATGGGGTGTGACTTGGCACTTCGAAAAGGTAGGAGATGTCTTTCCTATTCACACTCATACGGAAGATAACAATCACATCACAATCGTTTCCCATGGTAGTATTAAGCTTCTAGGTAAACACGAAGGAAAAACTCTAACCGCACAGCCCGGAGGTACTATCGTTAATTGGCCGGTTGGAGAACCACACGGCTTCGAAGCACTAACTAATGGTGCTACCCTCACCAACATATTCAAGAACTTAAAACCATGAGTCATCCGATTATCACATTCCTGAAGCCAAGACGACCTAGCGATCCCCTATCGCTGCGGAGTCGCACTGTGCGACATGGATTGATATCGACGCTCATGGTCGGACTCACGGCTCTTAATCTTTATCAAAGTGCTGAACAAATCCGCCCCGGTCAACAACAGCTACGTTCATACGTTGAGCGCACCCACAATGGTCGGCTTCGAGAGATTATTCCTTGCGCTACAGTTGTATTCTTAACCTCAGGCACGGTCTATACTCGCCCTGCCGACTGGAATAATGCTAACAATTTCGTTGATGTGATTGGAGCCGGTGGTAATGGCTCTGCCGTTGTCGGTGCCTGTTGTGGCACCTATGGAGGCCCCGGTGGTGGTGGCGGTGGTTTTGCTAGAAGCAACAACGTAGCAATTGGAGCTACAGCAGCTTATGCAGTCGGAGCCCCTCCCAGTGGAGCGACATCATTTAATTCAGGAACAGTTGCTGCTAATGGCGGTGCATCAGGCTCTGGCCCTAGCACTCCCGGTGGTGCTGGTGGAGTAGCAACTGCGGCCAATGCGATTGCAACAAGCGGCGGTGCAGGAGCAGGTTACAGTCTTGGGGGTGGAGGCGGAGCGGCAGGATTTCATGGTAATGGCATTAGCTCAGGTAGCGGGACTGGTGGTGCTGGCGATGCTGGCTCTGGTGGTGCTGGTAATGGCGGCAACGGCAACGAGTATGCTGCAAACGTAGGCTCTGGCGGTGGCGGACAAGGGAATAACTTAGGTGCGGCGGGTGCTGGTGGCTTTTACGGTGGCGGTGGCGGCGGAGGATATTCAGCGGCAGGTGTAGGGCGACAAGGATTAATTGTTCTCTCGTATGTACCTGCCGCACCTACATTCTCTAGCTGTGTACCGAATACAGGACCGGCTGCGGGTGGTACATCTGTCACTATCACAGGAGCAAATTTCTCTGCGATTACGAGCATTACGTTTGGTGGAACAGCCGCAACGAGTGTAGTAACAGTAAATACTACGACGGCCACTTGCACTACACCCGCTCATGTAGCTGGCCTCGTCAATATCGTTGTAACTAACGCGAATGGCTCTGCTACTGGTACGAATGCATTCACTTATCTCGCTGCTTCGTCAGGTGGTTTCAACATACCGATGATGGGCATCTAACATGGTAAACGGAGCGCGCACATGGCTAAAGGAAAACCAAACTCTAGTATATTTTCTAGTGGGCCAAGCTATCGCTCTCGCCGCGATGTTAGTGAGTCTTATAGCGTATTCGGTAAGGTTAGAAAGTCGGGTAAGCACACTGGAAGTAAGGGGAAGCCCACACCTTCAGGTAATCGACAATCGCCTAACCGTCCTCGAAAGCCAAACAAAGGACAACAAGGAAGCCATTGATCGCATCGTAGCTGTGATGACCAAGAGACTAAATGTGAACCCATGACAAAAGAACTTACGCTCAGAACATATCAAAAAAAGGACATTCCAAGGGTTATTCATATAATTATGAATGCCATTCCTCGGCTTCCTAATTATCAGATGATAACTCCAAATAGGGAGCGGATTGAATATGTACTCGTCCACAACATCGACAACGCCGCTTACTTCGCAGGGTGGGTCTTGTGTGACTCACACGATGTTCCCCAAGGAATCGGAGGAGGATGGTGCGTCCAGAACCTCATGTCCTTGGACTACGTGGCTGACGACATATTTATGTGGGTTGAGCCTGAATATCGCACTCTGCGACATGCTAACATGTTATTCAGAGTTTATCTGGAATGGGCCAAAGCCCGAAACGCGAAGCTTATCCGAGCTACGCATTCAGGCGGCAGCTTTACTAAAGGGACCAAAGAAGCAGAACTATACGACACGCTATTAAAGCGTGCAGGGTTCAAAGAAGTCGGAAGCGTGTATCACCTAGACACATATGGAGACAAATGATGTCAAGCCCAAGCCCTCCTCCTGACAACTCATTGGCAGTCGAACAGCAGCGCGAGCAAGCTCAGAGAGATGCTCAAGCCGCACAGGATGCCAAGGATCAAAAACATGCTGCTGACTTAGCGACCCTTCGCGGTCAGGTTCGCGGCGGTGCCACTGGTACTGTGCAGGATTACTTCGCATCTCAAGGCGTTGATCCATCCCAGTATCAAGGCTCGATCGATACACAATTGAACAATATCCTCTCGGGTATATCCCCGACGGATGAAAACCCCGGAGCAGCGTTCACAGGCGCGGGTCAATCCATATGGGATCGGCTCACTACTGCGGCGGAAGCAAAGGCCGGGAATCAGGTAAACCAAGTATTCGCGCCAAATTATGAAATGTCGCGAGTGCCTACTACGCTAGACGATCCTTATCTCGCTGGCGTTGAAGGGGAGCAATACTCCAATGCTGATTCAATCATCAAGAATATGCTTGATCGCGGTGTGCTTACCACTTCAGGGTATGCTTCGGCGCAGAAGGACTTGGAGAATCAACGAGCCGGAGTTAAGTCAAGGCTTAATGAGATTGGCACAGGACTCCTTACCGGCGAGCAACAGAAACTACGCGACGTTAGCAATACTGCTCACCAAGCAGCCGGTAATCTCCAATTGGGTCAGACTTTCGACCCATATTCCTACTCGAAACAGGCAGATCAATCCTTCAATGACTTCATCAACTCATTGGGCGATTCGATTCGTGCGCAAGTCCCCGGACAACTGTTTAACACTGCTGGACTTGCGGCTATCGGAGGTGCTGGTCAGGGAGCCGGAAATACGGCATATAATCCGACAGCGGCTGCGGGCATCACCAGCGACAGTACAGACAATACCGATCAGACTAAGCCGCCAGCAGCAAGCAATCCGAACTCTATTTTCTGATGACTGTGTGAGTCACACAGAGGATAGGAGAATATCATGGAAATGATGGGTGCAATTACAGGACTGATTGGTGCGGGTTTGCAAGCGCAAGCCCAAGCCAATCAGCTTGAGTATGAGTACTCGGCTCTCAACTGGCAAAAGGAGAGAGCCGGACAACAGGACTGGTTTGCCCAAGCAGGCAAATCGGATCAATACGGGAACCTTACCTCATATGATCCAGTCTTGAACAAATGGACAGTCAAACTCGCTCCGCAACAGAAAGAGATATCTGACGCGCAGCAGAAAGAGCAACTCTTGCAACTGACGCAAGATGCTCCGGCTGCGCGTAAGATCAGACAGGCGGTACAGCAGAGAGCCCATGATGCCCAAGCTCCATTCAAGACAGCATCGTTGGGTTATCAGTACGACCAGCCTCCAAGTCAAGAAGCTATCCAGAGCCAACTCACAGGGCTTATGGCTACAAATGACATGTTAAAGTCCAAAGCTGACCAAGCTCTGATTATGCGTAGTGCGGCCCGATTAGGTCGAGGTGCCCACGCTGCGGATATTATCAATGCTACAGATCAAGCTCTGGGCAATGCCGGTAACGTGCAGAACCGCATGTTGCAGGCTCGACAAGATGCACTCAAAGAATTCGCTGGAAGAACGGCCTTGCATGAACAACAATGGGGCACACCCATGAAAATGTGGGGCGATCTCATGTCTCAGGGTGGAGACTTGCCAAACATTCCACACACGGCTGCGGCGGATACTACAGGTGCGCAACAACAGGCTATGTTACAAGCGTTTAACCAAGGCACACAGAATGTCGGCAGCGCCATGCAAAGTGTTGCAGGTGCTATGGGCAAGTCGCCTGATCTAGCTGCTGTTGCAAAGATCATGGCAGGCATCGGTCAGAAGGGATCAAAGAAGTCTGCCGATGGTGCAACTGAAGAAGATACAACTGCTGGTACGTCAGCATTCTCACCCTCTACATACGATACGAGCTACAACCAATTTGGCATCGACGACACCTACAATAACGTTTTCAGTTAACGTGTGACTCACACGGAGAATTAAAATGTCGAACCCGATGGCACCAGCCCAATCGCGTAAGCCCAAACAATATGCCGGTGATCGCATACAGAATGCGGGTGAAGCACCTATGCGTAACCCCGGCTCAGATCGGGTAATCGCTGCAAAGAAGCTCGGTATCGAGCCTCGTAATCTGACTACGGCACCGGGATTGCCACAGAGAGCTTCTTCTGCCCCTCGTCCACAAGCACCACCCGTACAAGCTCCAAGAGTACCTAATCCCACACCTGAGAAACCAGCTACAGGGGGAGTAGCCTTACCCGAGCGGTTAGCTCCATTTCCAGATGGCAAAGTTCCCATGCCTGCACCTAGGCCCACAGGGGCAATGGTTAATGATATAACTCCACAGGGTGGGCCTCCTCCTCCCGGCGAAGCAAAGGTCACAATGGGATGGGGTGGCCCGCCTGTGGCTTCACCAGATGCACCAGTACCGCCAGTACAGCCCGAAACGCTCACGACAATGATTTCGAAAGTGTTACGTGACAGGTTGGGGATGCCTTCCCCCGGCAATACAGCCAATGCCGCTCCGGCTATGAAAGCACCAGCACCACCACCGAACGTTTGGGGAAGTGTACCTATTCCCGGTCAGACACTTCCACAAGTAGTCGCACAGGCGAACCAAGCCAAAGACGGTCAGCGTATGCAAAGCACACAGAACGAACCTGTGCCAATGCCTCGTCCTCGTCCTGACGGTGCGAATGCCGTACAACTGCCTATGTCTGCACCATCGCCTCCCGGCAAGCCTCCGGCTACGGTTGAGGTAGTAGCTTCTCCTCCCGCAGACGCGGCTGCAACTGGTAGATTCACGCCCTCTAAAGAAACATACAGGGGCTTCTACGAACGCCCGGCTCCTGAAGAGAAGACCAGAAAGCAAGGCCCGCAGAAACCCACGAAGGAGAAGGGTGCAAACTTCTATTACTATGACACGTTAGGTGTGACGCGCGGAGATAATCGTGCAGCGTCCAATGCATTGACCAAGCTTCAGCAGCGGGCCATTGACGATCCGAAGACGATCACACCAGCAGAGGATCGCTTGTTAGCCTCTAGTGGTAAGGTCGAAGCATTTAACTCGTCTATGGAACCTGCCGACGTGGTTGCTAGATTTGCTAAATACAAAGAAGGCAAAAGTGCCGCAGACACAGGACCGGAGAGATTCCAAGATCGGGCACCGGGAGGAGATCAACGAGGGGTGCTCCAAGTACCGGGGCAAGCGCCTAAACTCATAGCGCCCCAAGCATCGCCAAAGACATCAGCAGCACAGAAGGAAGCAGTGGCTCCGCCCGCTACGGCTGAAGAACTTGCTCAGCAAGCTATAGATGAAGCCGACAAAGAGGACGATTAATATGCCAGAGGAATATGAGGAAGTAAAGCCTTACGACGAAGACCCTCAGCCGTATGACGGCACAATGGTAGATCAGGAAGCCAAAGCGAAAATACCACAGCCATCAGGCTCATCCGGTCAGAGCATTGAAGAGTTCCTCAATCGGACACTCACACCTGAGAAGCGAGCCCCTATGAATGACTCGGTAATTGCATCCGAGGCAGCGCAGAAGCAATTACGCTTAAATGAAAGGAATACACCAGACAATATGCGGGTGCTTATCACAAAGGAGAATCCCGACAGATATGGTGTAGCCGATGCTAGCCGTACCGCATACAACCGAGTACAGAAATATATCGACAATCCTGACCCCGCAGCAGAGCTAGTTCGCAAACACATACACATGCTCAGATAGTACCGTGTGACTCACACAGAAGGAGAGTATAATGCCCGGCATTCAAGATTTACTCGCATTGGCTCAAGGTGGTGGTGGTGGCGCTCCCGGTGGGGCACCTCCTATGCCCGGTGGTGATGCTCCTCCTCCCGGTATGCCTCCCCCCGGTGGTGGCGGACCTGCCCCCGGTGGAGCATTACAACAGATACTAGGTCAACTCTTGCAGAACCCTCAAGCTATGCAAGCCATGGAAGCGTATGCCCAACAGATGCTTGGAGGCGGTGCTGGTGGGGGAGCCCCTCCTATGGCACAGCCTCCCGGTGACGCGCAAGCTGGCCCTCCGGGTATGCCAATGCCTCAAGACTTACCACCCGGTATGGCTCCTCCTGACGCTGGTGGACCTCCTCCGGGTGGCGGAGCACCTCCGGGCGATGGTGCTGAAGCCATGGCTGCGGACGCTATGGATCAGAAAGGTGCTACCTTTGATGGAACAGATGCACCTACACAGAACGATATCGAACGCTTGCAAGACAACCCATCTGCTATGATGATGAAAGCTTTCGATGAGCAGTTCGGTGAAGGTGCAGCAGAGAAGATCGTTGGCGACCAAGGGGGCGGTCAAGACGAGAGTGAGAGCAGCGGCCCACCTGATAACGAGTCTTCTGAATACTAACTTCGTGTGAGTCACACGGGAGCATAACATGGCCGACGACGACTATACAGAAGAAACAGCACCAGTCGAAACTCCCACTGAGGGCGTAAGTCCTGCTGATGACACAGCGAAGAAGAAAGAAGAACTCCTGAAACTGTGGGAGGCTGCACAAGCACAAGTGCAGCTTCCTGACGGTATTCAATCCATGCCTCTTCCCGGTCCTACAGAACTCCCGCCAAAGGATCAGTCAAGACCGGGACCAGATTCTGGCGGCCCTCCCACGTTAGCCAAGGAACAAACTACAGATGTGCCAGATATCCCCCCCACCCGGATCGATCCTGTCGAGCCTCTACCTCTTGAACCACCACCGAGTTCGAAGATTAGGATGCTCTCGACTACGCCGACGCAAGGGAAGAAGTTCTCCCCGGAAGTCGAAGCAGCAATTGATGAAGCGGCGAGAAAAGCGAATGTTGACCCCAAGTGGCTGAGAGCCATTGCACATATTGAGAGTGCAGGGAATCCCCTGTCAAATATAAACAAAGGCACGCAGTACAAGGGTCTGTTCCAAATCGGCACGCGAGGCCCTGATAGCGAATGGCAAAAGACTGGACAAGGGCGCGATCCATTTAGCGCCCAAGACAATGCTATGGCAATGGCTCGGTTGCTCAACCGGAACCGTCAGGACTTCATTAGGGTTAAAGGACGAGAGCCTACTGCTGACGAACTATATCTCATGCATCAACAAGGATTGGGTTTCTTCACGCCCGGAATTAAGCGTGGTCAAGACGCTGCCGGTATTACTAATGCTCGCAACAATATGCCTCCCGGTGCTGGTCCCGGTGCAGCTTCGTCCCGAGACGCATTCCTCCAAGCATGGGCTAATAGAATTAGACAGGTGCAAAACTCACGAGGTGCCGGTCCTACGGCAAGCATCGTTGAGCCTAACCAACCAAGCTCGATGCTGAGTTCTGAACCCCTTGCCACAACCAAGGTTCCCCTCGAAGGTGGTACGCCTGATACACCACAAGCTCAGGCTATGATTGCTACTCTGATGCATGGTATGCCCCTTGCTTCGCAAAGGGACCCTGCCACAGTTGCACAAGAGGCCGCGACTGCCGAGGCACAACGTCCAAGGTACAAGGGTCGTGTGCTACCTCGTACAGCAACCACGTCTGAGACGCAACAGGTTCAGGGTCAAGAGCTTCCAACTCCCGGTGTGACTCACACAGACACGTTGCCAATCCCCGGTGTAGGTGGCATCTCTGGCCCACAGGCTCTTATGAACCAAGTCGGCCCCTCGTTGCAGTCTACTATCGCTTCATATCCGAGGACCATACCTTCTCCGCCGGTGAAGGATCAGATCAATCAGGGACCGGGACTAATCGACCGGATCATGAGCGCTGTGAAGTCAATCACACCTACCGGGGCGTATGATCCAAGTGCCAAGAATGCCGCAGTGGCCGAATTACTATCCAAGCCTCCCACACCCGAAACAAGCGTCAGTGATTGGTTGCGTAGTCTACAGAACCCCGATATCGAAACCAACCCGGACAATCCTTGGTATGGGCTCAACCAAGCTGCTTCAGGTTTCGTTGGCGGCGCGGCACATATGCCCACTGATCTCCTAGCTATGGGAACGGGGATTGGTGCTGGCGCGGCTGGTCTAGCTTCTGGCAATGACGTACTTAAGACTATTGCGGCCAAAGCTGCTCCTTGGGCTGAGGAACGCAGAAAAGAGGCTCTGAAAGCTGTAGGACTCAACCCCGATAATATGACACCAACCGCTTCAGGTGCCGAGGTGCTTGGGCAGAGTATGGGACCAAACGCACCTATGACTGCACTTAATCTTGGCATGGCCGCATACGGTCATAAGATACTCGGGCCAGCCTCACAGTATTTAGCCGAGAAGCTTCCTATCCCCGATCTTAGCCTCACTACTCCGGCTCAAGCTGCAACGGCGTTTGGCAAGCCTCCTTTGGTAGTCAATACTCCCAATGGACCCGTCGTTATGAATGATGCCGAGTTGCAAGGCATGGTATGGGGTGGCGCACTCGCCATGGGCTTTGGCTGGTCAGTAGCTAATGCTGGAAGAGTAATTCCTTGGGCGGCAAGCAGAGCTTTACCGTATAGCTGGACTGATCCTCGTCGAGAAGTTACCGGAGCACCCAGAACTATAGCCGGAAGTATCCCAGAGGACTTCCTTAAAGGTGCCACACTTGACCGTACCCAAGCTCTCCTCGACGCAGCCAACAGACAAACGAAATACGATAGTGCGACTCACACAGGGATTGATCCTGTTGCGTCTGACTTGGTATACCAAAAATGGCGGGTACAGACTGGCGCGCAGGCTCAGAACCTGATTGCCAATGCTCTTACAGAGGGCAAGCTTAATACCGAAGACTACAGGTTCAACGTAGACGTTCCTATCAAAGAGATTAGCAAGTACTCTGATGCCAATCCCATGTTCGGTCACTATATCAAGATGCGTATGATCGAGGACGAACTTAATTATAACGCCGCACAGCAAAAGGGATTGCCCAAACCCGGCACGCAGCCAAAGCCGAATGAAATCATAGAACCGGACGGAACCAAGTGGGGCCAGAATACAGCCACAAACGAACGCCAGCGTATTGAAGCTGACAATCCCGACTTCGTAACTTGGCATAAACATTATCAGGATAACCTTGCAGAAGCTCGCCGGTTCACAAGCGATCATCAAACCCGAAACACCGAAGACCCAAAACTTCTTGCAGTTGCTGCTGCTGAACGTCCTTCGTTCCCCATAGTTTCAGAGCGTGCGAACACTACTCCTATGCTTGATCGTGTATTGGGCGGTGAGAGTCCTCTTTACATTGCCGAGCAAAACATAAGCAAAGGACTGGCTGCACAGATGAAATGGGATGCAGAGTCACACTATATGGACATAGCTCCTCGCGATGCCTTCACGCCACGAACCAAACAATGGGTAAATAGCACTGAAGCCGCAGCGGCTCGAAGTGCAGGAGCTATACTTAAGCGTATAGAGAACGGTGTGAGTCAATACTACACCGCCGATCCTTTGATAGTCAGTATGATGAACGCAGATCATATCCCTCTAAGCAGTATGGGGAAATTCTTCACACCGGCCAAATTCAAGGGTTGGTTCCAGACACATACTACAGGCAAGTGGGCACCTTGGTTTGCCCCAACTGGTAGCGTTCGTGCTATGGAACAAGGCTGGACAACCGCTCCGGGAGGCATACGTGACGCTGCTGGATATAGAGTTCTTCCGGCCGGCCCCCTCTCTATGGCGCGAGCCTTACCTCCCTTGGTAGGTGCCCAACTTGCAAAGTATTGGGCTCCTAAGGTTGAGTTCTTCAGTGAATTGTTACGTCAGAAAATACCAAGTATGGACACTAAGTACGTTGATCTAATGGCCCGAACGCTTCAGAAGGCTTACAACGATTCATTTTACAAACGAATGAAAGATGTGGGAGCATACTCAGGCGAAACACTTCAACAAGCAAAGGAAATCCACGATACGATTACTGCACAGAGGTTGCAGAATAAGAACCCAACCATGCAGCCTGTCCATAACTTTATGACAAATTCAAGCGAGATGTGGCAACGGTTCATAGCAACTCCAACTAAGGCCGTGGGTAAAGGATTCAAAGCTTTAGGTCGTGGCATAGACGAAGGCTTGCGAGACATACAAGAGTTACCTAACTATGCGTGGGCATACAAGGTTGGAAAGAACGCTACGGATACAGCACGCCCAACGATTACTAAAGGTGGCACAAGCCGTCCTATGTCAGATGCAGAAATTGCTGCACGTATGCGTAACTACACAGGTGATCCTTCTACACGCGGCTATCTCTATGAGACAGGACCGGGAGGAAAGCGCCAAATGCTGAACACGCAATTCACAGGCTTTACAGACCTTACTAATCGAGTAACAGCAATGGGAAGGGCCAAGACATACAGAGGAGTTGCCGCGATTGCCGATACGGCTAGGGCACACATACCATGGTCAGGTGTCTTAATACAAAGTCCAGCAAATACAATTAGGATGCTACGAGAGAATCCGGTACGAGCAAACTTGGCATTCGCCGCTTCGGCTGTGATGCCAGAAATGGTTGCATACCTATGGAATGCATATCATAGTAACGATAAGTACGATTACGTTAACCACATGATGAACGGTCAAAGTGACTATGATCTAATGAACGGTACTTACTGGGCCACGCCGGGAGAACCGCCTCAGAATGGAGTCAGCTTCAAGCAGTATCAAGAAACTATCCTTGCCCGATATATGACACGAGCATTCATGCATCAATACAATGGTAAGAGCATGACGACTATGGGAGAGGATACTTGGAGGGCTCTCATGGGCTTTCTTAAAGGAGCAGTTATCCCACCACAGCCAAGTTGGTATACAGCTTTGTTAGCTACACAAGGTATGGTTAACCCTGAAGGTTGGCTCGGCAATACATACAAGCGTCGGAATAATGAGTACATCACTCTCGGCGGCGGAGAAAACCCTGTAGAGCTAACGATAAGAGCCATAGCTCCTGCTGTCTCCGACATGTCAATAGCCGCAATGACTGCGGGCTTACCAGAGGGACATAGCTACGCAGACATACCGGGAGACGTACTGAGTGGAAAGGTTGATTACGGAGCGGCTGCGAGACAAGTAGGCAAACGAGCCGCCCAACGCACATTCATACTGGGTAACATGCTAGGATATACTCCAAACGTTGCTGGCTCTACAGAACTTAGTGAAGAACTCTGGAAGAGGAAACATACAATTGACGATCTCATGTATCGATACAAAGCATACGACTTAGGCCATGGCGATGTGAGTATGCAAGGTGCCTCGAAGAAAGGGTCACGATTTGTTCAGAACTATATGGGTGATCTACCTCCTACTGAGAAAGGCAAAGTGCCTAACCCCGGCAGGCCACAACCTGAGCCGAACAATCCGCTATACAAAATGCTGATGGGACAGATAGCTACCACCTTTGGAAAGGACGATCCCAGTAAAGGCGGCATAGGCTTCAAGTCAATGTGGAAGGACTACGCAGCATATGGCACCCTTGCGGGTAGGATGCGTACAGTCAATGAAGGTAATGCCGGAGTGTGGCGTGCTGAACAAGAGAAGAAACCAAAGATGAATGAGTACCTACAGAAGAACAACGTTGATCCAAATGACTACAAACAGGTCAGGGATTTCTTCAACGCTCGCCGTAACGATGCCGCTCAAAAGATACTATACACCATCCAAGCCACAGAACAAAAGCTCGATCAACTCCCCGCAGTACGCAGCTTCATGGAGCAGAACTATCCAAAGGGAACAAAGTTCTCAATCGATCTGGTCGATCCAAGGAAGCCGGGCATCCAAAAGCCTGACTCCGACGCAGAATAAAAAAAGCCCCGTGTGAGTCACACGGGGTTCTCTTCATTCGCGGTAGGCTGCATTCAGAATGTTCACAGTCGCTCGCCAGTATATATACCGATTGTACTTGAACTTCTGGGCCTTATCCTCTTTGAGAAGCAGTTCGAGATAGCCAAGCACTTGATCCTCTGGCTCGTCTTTGAAGTGCTTGAGTATTTCATTCTGCCTTGCACCATGTATACCCATTTGGATCAAGAGCAAATCCATCTCTTGATGCCAGCGGCGATAGGTTAAATCTCTACCTTCTTCAGATGCGACCATCGATGAACTCCCTTAGGGTCTTCCTTGTAATCCCACTTACCATTGTCACCCAGTACATACGATACAGGGTATGACATCTTGCATTCTGCCGGGATGATTAGCTGATCTACCCGGTTAGTGAATATGTTCCTAATCGGGATAGGCATCTCGGCATATTTCTTCATGATCTTGAGTGCAGTCTTCACGGTTCGAGGAGATGCAATACATATGAGATTATCGTGAACATCGATAGCCACACGAGCGTCGTCAGGCCAAGCCGGATCAGCCTCCGACTGATACCAGACCTGCGTGACCTTATCTCCAATAGTCGATTGTGGATAGAATGCCACAATGGACTTAAGAACGTCGTCATCGATTCTTTGAATAACCTTAAACCGTCGGCCAAGTGCGTTGTAAACCTCACGTGTCTTCCGAAACCCACGCTCCTCGGCATCCCACCACTTTTCAAGCTCGGGCGTGGTTGCGTGGTATATAATGAAATTTCGATTTGCTTCGTTGTAAGACAATCCAGTGACTTCTGAAAGCTTGTATCGTTCCATTCGGTAATTGAGGCCATGTCGGCATCTCTTCGCAATGTACCTAATGGTGGGCTTGTCATTGTCGTCGTGGTCTTCCTTCGGAACCTTATCATACGGAACCTTAAACATATCAGACGCAAGTGCTCTATGGCAATCATACACTCCGTCCATACGCGCTCTCTCAAACTGATCTTGCCATTTAAGTATGCCTGCACGCCATCCAACGACACGGGCTTCCGCTTGAGAGAGATCAAAGTATCCAAAGACCATGCCGGGGTCGCATATATACATTTCCCTAGCGCGCACTGGTTGGTTCTGCATATTTCCGCCTTGACCATCCAGCAATCCTGCGCTGGATAACCTGCCCGGAGCCTTCTGCACACCATTCTGTTTATACTCGCAACGAAACCTCCCGTCGTTGGAGATTTTGGACTCTGCATATGTTCCAAGAAACTTGGCTTCTTCGGCGTATCTGTTGACATAGCCTATCATCTCCTTTGCAAGCAAAGGGGTTTCAGCATTCTTAAGCATCTGAACCCGGTTGGCTTCATCGGTGGACGTGCCTCGGCCTCTGAGCTTCAGACGACTGAAGTACAACTCTTTCATCTGTTGCCAAGAACCCGGATTGGGACTATAATAGGGCTCGCCCGTAAGCTGATGAACGCACTCATGGAACTGATTGAGTACGCCCTGAACGTCTTGAGCCACAAGCTTGGTGATAGCCTCCTTTCTCTTAGCATCCACAGCCACACCGTGAACCGTGGCGGCTACAAGATGTGGATGCGCTCGCATTACGTGATCTTTATAGAACTCCCACAGGTCTTGATCTCTGAGTTCTTTACACATTCGCTCCCAACACCTGAGAGTGATGCATGTATCTTTACCATTGTATCGCCAGAAATCGTCGATATTACCTCCTTCTTTCCATGAGTCAATCTCGTCTTTATAGAAAGGATGGGTGGTGTATTGGCTTGTGAGGAATCCGAGATTATGTGGAAGTTGAGGGTATAGAGTGTGGTGTTGGAGAAGTGTGTCGTCAGAGAATGATACACTGAGCCAATCTTTAAGCCGCAATGCATAAGTATCAAATTGAGCATTCTGTCCAATGAGCGGGACATTGTTTGCCTTGTGTGAGTCACACAGGTCTTGGATCGCGTACAGGATATCAGCTTCTTGTTGAAGGGTGTAACGATTACTTCTATCGTCTCGCCAGTTAATGCAGACTGAGTGGTGTGGATCGTTAGCGAAACCCACACAAGCTGTTTCCTTAGCAATCCACTCAATGTCAAGCGTAGTCGGTTTTCGCGCTGCCTTAATGTCTCTGATCGACCTGAGAGCCTCCGCATACGTCGGGTTAATAAGCGTTTGTATTTCGTAAGGCTTGTATGTTCCGTTGAAGACGGCACCGAGTTTGTTCCTTATGTCTAGAGTGAACACGGGTTCGAGCTTGAGTTCACGCATGGCATAAGCCGGGTTGATTGTGACAACATACGTGCCCAATCGATTACCCGGCAACTTAGCTCCCTGTAGAACCGAACCCCGCCAATTCGTAACCTTAGTCTCACCGAGGAGTGCGTTCAAGGCATAGTTCCCCATGATGAGTATCGTCTTCAGATTGGGAAGCTTGGCAAGTTCCCAATGTAACATGTCAACCCACTTGTCGTACTCCTCGCGCTTAACCTCATTACGCTCGTTGCCAACACGCGAGAGAGATATCTGACGCTTGACCACATTGGTAGTATAGATCGAGTTACGGTCAACTCCTATCGCTTTGAGGGTTTCGAACAGAAGCTTACCAGAGCCACCAATGAACGGTCTACCCTTGGCAACCTCGCTCTCGCCCGGACCCTCGCCAACTATGGCGAGGGAGGCGTTTACTGGACCTTCCGAGAAAACCTGTGTAATCAACCCCAAGTCACTAGCATGTGCTCGGAACTGCTCTTCCAGATCACTTGTCGAGTTCAGGGGTTGAGCTAACTTCAGGACTTTCAGGTGCATCCTTAATCTCCACAGGCTTGTGTGACTCAGACAACTCGGTGTCTTCGGTTTTGCTCAATAGGTCGCCACATTTACTGCATACAGTGTACGGACCCATACCACCACCAAGCATACCATACAACCCAGTGATGGGCTGAGCATCCTCATGCAAGCAATCAGGACGCTGACACATTATAAACTCGTCATACGTAGGTACGTCTTTCATTAGTCATTCCCTTTCCATCTTCGCATCGAATTGGTCATAGCCATTCGATCAGTGATAATGATTACATTGTGTCGGGCTCTTGTTACAGCCGTATATAAGTTCCTCCTGTTCAAAAGTCTAGGTGCAGCCCGAGTCATACAGTAAACGACTGTATCGAACTCTGAGCCCTGAGCCTTATGTGTAGTAATGGCATATCCCAACTCAATCTTCTTTCGTGGATCGTAGTGAATGATCGATCCATGGAACGGACTGTATACTTGGATGAATGGTGGAATAACGATCTGTCGCTCATCTGTGGATATCTGTAAAGAACCGTCTTCGGAATTAACCCAATCAATATAACCCAAGTCCCGATTAAAGAGTTTGA